AGTGGCTGCATCATAATTGTTATTAATTCCTGAGAGTGATGATGAAAGTGAGTTTACTGTGCTTAGATCACCAACAGTAGTTCCATTAGCAAAAGAAGCTGTTGCGGATGTAAATGAACCTGTTGCAACTCTAGTTACTAATAAAGTATTACCACCATTTTGGAAGTAATTATATGCTGAATTGCCTGTTAGGAAGGAATAAACTTGACCTCCACTTACAAAAGTAGAACCAAATTTATTCACATATTCACTATAAGAAGTGACTAAAGTAGGGATTTCAACAGGACCTTTAACAGCAGGACCTACAATTGCGGCTCCTACTTCTACAGGTTGTTGGGTTATGAATGACTGGTCGTTTTCTCTTGTAAATACTCCAGGTGATACTATTTGTTCTGCCATTTTGATATATTGTTAAAATATTTTATTCCGTTTTTGTAAACGTTCCTGACTCTAAATCGACAGTTCCGTTTCCATATTTTTGTGTTAATTCTTGTCCAGTTTTTGTTTCTTCTTTTTGCAACTCACCCATAGTTTCCACTAATTGGTCTTTTTGTAACTCCAACAACTGTACTTGGTATTCTATTTGACCAAATTGGCCAATAAGAGTTTGTTGTTGGTTTTGTAACTGCTTGATAGAATCTAATTCTTCTTGGGATAACTTAATTTGTTCACTCATTTTTAATAAATATTTAAATTTTTGGATAAAACCATTTGCTATAAATATCAACCTTTTCCTAAAAAAACATTAAATAAAAATATTTGTGTCAGTATTTTGAGGATTTCGAGTATCAATGGGTTTATTTATTTGAGCTTCGTTAAGATCATTTAAATTTGCTGTAGTTTCTTGTTGGATAACAATTTGAGAATAGCTAAAGCGTTTTTTGTCTACTGTAAGATCTTTTTGTGGGATATCAGGTATAATATATCCTTTTAGGTTTATATCAAATGATGCTCTAACTGTACGTTCTTTACCCGCACTCACTTCAGTTATAGTAGTAAATGAATCTATATCTGCTTTGAATTTAAATCTTTCAGGATTTCCCCAATAAGAGTTAGCAGCATAATTCATAGCTTCAACAATTTTATTTAATTGTTCTACATAATAAGTATAAGCTATACAACTATAAGTAATGTTTACATAGTTGGGTACTACTACGGTATTAAATTCTTTAACAGGGACCCTATTATTCAAAATGTTAAATTTATCGTAAGCATTTTGTCTATTATATGAAGTTTGAGTATAAGCTACATTAACAGGGTGATTAGCATCTAATTTATTATATAAGCCTTTGATGGGAGTTAAAGTATTACGCTTAAACATTATAACAGGAGACATAAGTTTACCTCTTTGATCTCTCATATATCCATCACGCTGTACAGTTTTCCATCTCTCAGGAGAACCATAAACAAGAGGAACTTCTATCCGTTGTCCATTCTGTACTACAAAGGGTTTAATAACATTTACAAAGTAGTACATTATAGACTCGTCTATATCTTTAATGCCTACTGAAAATGGCTTTGAAGTATCATCTCTAAGGGAATTTTTATTTCCTCTATTAAGTTCTTGTGATTGATTTGGATTACCTCTTGTTGTATCAAAAGGTTCAATTAACCCATTAGCAATTTCTGCTTGAGTTTTAGGTGTTGGTATTCTTCCTTTAGTAGCCATTATAATCTTACTCTTTTAATACCCGGTTTATCTCCAGGAACATAATGTGTTTCACAGATTATAGAGAAATTAGATCCAAATATTTCTAATCCTGGGTTAAGTGGGTTAACGTTATAAGGGAAATCAGGATCTTTACCTACAACAAATTGATTAGCATTAGTATTGTCTATTTCGTAATACCCTCCATAATATAAAATTATGTCTCCTACTTCAGGTACTACACTAGCATCTTGTAAATCTTCACGTAAAAATTTAAAAGTAATAGGCCATTCAAAATCAGAAAGACCCATATCATCAATGGGGTTAGTTTGATTTTGCCTTTCAATTAAGCAATTAAATAACGTAGGACCATCATAATACTTATCTTCAGCAGATTCACCATAAATGTTTATAGTGGTTTGATCTAACCTGTATTTGTAGAATGCACATTCTTGGGTAACAATGTCACCCAACAACTCTCTATTAACAGTTGTAAATAAGTTTATATCTCTTTGTCTTCCGAAAAATGCCATTAGCCTATAAAGATTGTCCAGGGTGCTGCACTAAGATCCTTTTGTATAAACTCGGCATTTGCTGCTTTCTTTTCTAATAACCTATTTCTTGATGTTTCTTCTAAATATGCCCTTAATCTTTCAATCAAAGCAACTTTACCCTCATTAGCAGATGCTATTAAATCTGATTGATTAAGAGTAACTTCAGCTCCTGGGATGGGTACTGTTGTATATTTTCCTCTAACATATCCTAGCATTTCTTTAGATAAAGCTAAAGTGTATTCAAATATCCATTGCCGTCCAATAGAATTAATATATGAATAAGTAGGGTTAGTATAGGGTACTGTTGAAACATCTGTTACTACACCTACCCCCATACTACCTGATACTACAGGGTCATTTCTATCTGATTTTAGGATGTATTTAAAAAATAATTTATCTCCTGTTTTAGTAGGAATAGGAAATATTCTTAATTGATTGTTTATTAATTCAAAGCTAAAATTAGATTTTCTAATAGTATCATTAAATTCAATTGCTTGAAGAATTTGCAAATCATAATTGATAGGCATCATCATAAAATTAATACCTGGGGAGAAACCTCCAAATCCGAATTGGTCTAATAATCCTCCTACATCTGAACTTCCAACGCCTGCATATGGGTCAAAATATCTTGTAATTGCAGGAGTAGATTCATAAAATACTTGTTTAATTTCTAAATCTCCTGCTTCTATGCCTGAGCCTGTAGCCCAAGCGGTCATGTCATATTCTTGGGTTCCTTTTACTAAAGGTAAGCTACCTTCTTTCCAACTTACTGTCCCTCCAACACCTGCTTCTTCACCATATTGTTCAGATAAACGAACAACTCCTGCTAAATTAGGTTGTTGTAGTTTATAATTTAAAAGTGAACCTGTTGATGACCCCTCCAGTGAAAGATAATTTTCACTTGCTTGAAAAGCGTATACTTCATTACCATACGTGGTTACTGCTTCTTCAAATGCAGCATAAAAACTAATATCTTGTAATTCAACATCTGTTAAAGGATATCCTAAACGACGAGCACAAAATACAGCTACTTTATCAGCATCAGTTTGGAAATCAATATCATTATCATAAAATCCAAAAGGAGTTTCTCCTGGGAAGAATGAAGATGATCCGGGCCAGATGGGAGTATTGGGCATGTTGTTTTGTTATAAATATAATAAAAGTTTAGTCTACATTATTTTTAACCTTCAGGAGGATCCCATTCTGCAGGATTGGGTTTTGGTTCTATTTCTGAATAAGTGTAGTTAAGTCTATTTACTAATTGGTTAATTACTTCTATTGTATTACTCCCATCAAGTGAAGCTGTAGGGATTTTAGGTAAAATACCTCTATAAGTAGTATCTTCAAACATATTTATTTATTTTTTAAGTTACTGTAAAATCAAATTTATATACAAATTGCATAGAAGATGCGGGGTTAGTAGGTACGTGGCTAACTACTACAAACGCAGTAGTTTCGGTTCCCGTATGAGAAATACTTCCAGATGTAATAATAGGTTTAATGGTTGCTGAGGTGCCATCATAAGTCCATTGGTTTCCCCCTCTAAAAGTTAAGGTAGTAGTACCAAATCCTACTAAATCATTTACATCATCAAGGGTCCATATTTCCATATGCTGTTCATTACCATCACATGCTGAATTATAGGCTCTAAAATGTCCATACCAATCAATAGTAGTAAAAGCCATAGCAGGGTGGATAAGAGTTGTGACTATTTTGTAATTATTGGCAGATATTGTATCACCTACACTAGGGGTACCACTACTTACAGTTAACAGAGTAGAATCGGCATTAACAACAAAACTACCTCCAAGAGCATTTCCTGACATACCACCCCGCCATTGGGTTCCATAGGTTGCTTGTGATGTGTTTTGTCCTCTTCCTCCTATCCAAGTGTGGTATGCCGAACCTCCTCCTCCACTAGCTGCTGCTATTGAGGCTGAAACATCACTAATTCCTGGAATTGCAAGTGTTCCATTACTTACTGTTACACCACTAGTGTTAATCAATAACTCTGTAGTACCCCCACCAGCTTGGAGAGACATATTG